CCCGTTAAAGGTAATATCGGGCAGAATACGGCGTATCAACATAAATTGGTAGCCTTCGCCAATATCAAAATCGCTAGACTCTACATACGCATTGATTGCTGTAACAGGGTTGTTACTGCCATCATCCCAACCAAACTCATGGTCATACAAGTAATTGTCGGTAGAAGCCGCCTGTGGGTAACTGCGTTGTCCACTAGCACGGTCATTCCATGCAGTGCGAGCTAATGTGCCGTAATACCAGACTTGTTCACCGTAGTTGTAAACCACATAGCGGTCAATTTCATTAGAGCTACCTGAGCAGTAATACCACCAGATTTCATTCTGGCTGGCAAGACTACCCGCATGGAACTTAAATGATTGGTTACGGTTTAGGTCACTAAACACATAATCGCGCACGGAACACGGGATAGGGGTAATACGCCCATCGTAAACATAGAAGTTTTCTTGCCCCATCCAAAACACTAGGTCGTTTACGCTAATAGCTACATTAGGACCAGCTATGCGGATATTGTCGGCTAACAAGGCTGTGCCGAAAGTATAAGGTGCGCCAACAAACTGTATAGAGTGCAGTGTGTGGTCAGTAAACACAAGTATCTGGCGGCTTGTGCGAACAGCCGTAACAATCTCACTGCCTTGTGATAACCGTAGGTCACCTGCGGTGTTTTCAGCCGTAGGTGTCCAATCTATTGCAGATTCTTGTGAAGACCACCGTATAAGCAATGGGTCTTGGTTAGCTGACCCAATAGGGTTGCACCCAAAACATAGCACATGGCGGTCAACTTCTGAAACCAGCACTTTACGAGCCACTACAGGCACATCCGTTGCACCTGTTAATGAGCTCAACAATACTGCGCGAGTAGAAGTTGTATTAGTAGCATCCCAATAATAAATACTGCCATCTGCTATATTACAGATAATGTCTTCGCCAAAGTCATCGGCAAACCATAAGCGTAGAGTGTTACCTGCCAAAGAGCCTGCACCACTACCCCAAGTAAATCTACCCCATGTGCCTGCGCCCCATCCAGGACCAAGAACGGTGGTGTTTAGTCCAATACTAATTTGGAACGCCGCTTGCCCCGAGCTCCCCCCGCCAGCTACCGCGCCCGTTGTGGCTGTGCCACCTGTGTTGACGGTAAAGGTGGTTGTGCTTGGCACAGTAAGGATTTCGTGCTCTTTATTTAAGTCTGCTGTGGTTAAGCCATCTACTGCGGTTAAACCGCTAAAGGTGACAAAATCACCAACTATGGCTCCATGCGCCGCACTTGTAGTAACCGTGACTACACCACTGCCTGCCCCACCTGATGTATTGATAGGGTCAGTAGGCAGGGTTACAGTAGAACGGATAGGGGTAATATCGTAAAGTGCGCCAGAGTCTTCTAGGTAAATTTTCTTTTCACTGCCCATAAAGAGCAGGTTTTCGGAAGCCAGCGTAGTAAAGTCATGCAAAAACCGCACTGTGCCTTCAAACTGAACAGAACCCGCTTTGCTCCATCCACCAATACGCTCAACATACCCATAGCGGAAACGGATATAGTTGCCATCGAACCATCCGCCTTCGTTTGAGTAGTTAGTACCCTCTCTGTTGATTCCGGGTTTGAACTGGAGTTTGGTCAGCGGCATTCATTTTTTCCCTATGAAACCGCGTATCTGATGACTACGATACCAGAACCACCAGCCGCGCTATTCGTGTTGTCGCCAGAACTTGTGGACACGCCACCTGCGCCATTACCCGTGTTAGCCGCACCTGCGACACCGTTAACATTACCCTGCACACCTTGTCCACCTGCGGCATAAGTCACATTAGAACCTGTCCTAAAGTTGTTAGCCCGACCCACACCACCAGCCGCAGTGCCGCCATTAGCCGCAGTCCCAGCACCACCAGCCCCGCCACCGCCGCCAGAACCACCAGAAGGATAGCCTCCACCAGCCCCGCCAGCGTTACCGTAACCTGTTACACCAGTTGTGCCAGAATAGGTATCTTGATTAGTAGCTCCTGCCGCAGTTAAGTTTTCTGAACCACCCGCGCCAGAACCACCCGCAGAGCCAGCAGTATCATAGTCACCACTGCCACCGCCACCTTTGGCGGTATATCCTAAAGCTGTTGTATCTCCGCCATTTCCGGCTGGTGTGCTAATAGAAGTTCCTGCCGCACCCCCCGCACCCACAGAGATAATATAGTTTCCGCCTGCAACGGTTATATCTGTGCCTTCTACGAGACCGCCAGCACCGCCACCGCCAGTAGAACCCTGCGCTCCTTCAGCTTGAGCAGAACCGCCGCCACCGCCGACAAGTAAGAAATCAACCGTAACATCCGTGTTAACTGCAAAGACACCATCCGACAAAAAGGTGTGAACTACATAATTGGTCCCACCACTTTCATAGGAAGTCACTGTTCCGCCTTGCGAAACTGTTCCTATGTCTAACGAGCTCCCTTTTATCTTACTCAGTGCCATGACTTAAATCCTTATGCGTAGGGGCTATCACCAAGCAGGCTTGTATCCCATGCGGCCTTCAGTGCAGAAATCGTAGTAGCGGATGAAATAGCCGAAGCGGCTGGCGCATCACGCAATGCCTGCTTACGAGTAACAGAAGCCGCTTTAGCCACCGCATCGTCAGACTCTAACGCTTTCATGTAGACAACATCTTCCGCTTCCAGCAGGGGCTTACGCACCTCGCGGATTTTGTCCTTAAAAATTTCTTTGGCGGCATCAATGTCTTCGCTGATAACATTACCAGACAATGACCATGCACCCCTAAAATGACGATCAGCAGGAACGCTTACAGCAGAAGCATTTGCTTGATTGCCATCTTTATCGACAATATATGTATCAGGCATAATGAACTCCTTTAGCCTCTTGTTGATAGATAGCGTCATTCAACATAGCCGAAATGTCTAATGACTCTGATTGTTCCAAAGATAACACAGGTTCGGCTTTTACCTCTTCAGAAATTTTCCACGCATTGCGCCATTCACGGGTTTGTGGCAACTGGTCTTTACGGCAAATCACCATCTTAGGCTTATTGCCCTTGTCCCAGTTTTCCCAAACAGAGCGCGGCACATCTTTGTAAATTAAATACTCAATCGCTTGCTCTTCCGTTAACGGACCAATCGGCGCGGTTTGGTGTAACACATATCCGCGAGTATGCTTCTTAAAATCAGGGTGCGCTTCATCAGCGGCAAGTATCCAATACGCCCAAACAGGCGGAAGTATCCCGCCCTGCAATGCACACGCCATCCAATTCGGGTCAGGCACAAGTATCTTAGCGCACTCATCAATGCTGTCTTCATAGACAACACGATAGTCTGACTGATGTGGTTCAAGGTTTTCTTTTGCCCAGCACAGTCTATCCCAAAGATGTGTGCCTTGAAATTCAGGTGTGTTCATTATGCTAAGTCTCCGTGTAATGTTTCAGCACCATGTTCCGTATCTGTCAGGACTGTGGACGAATTTAAGTAGTTTTGGAAATACGCAGATGTGGTACGTGCACCACCATCGTGGTCTAGTGCGGGCCAAACAACATACGAACCATCATCATGGGTTCCATTTGAAGTCACATTATAATTAGAGTTTCCCATACTGCTAGTGAAGGATAACTGATAATCACCAGTTCCATTATCGGTTAAAGTAGAAATATTTAAGCTATCTCTTAGCGCAACTGTTCCTGTTCCGTTGTAATTAGACCACGCCTTCGCACTACCATTCACCACATAGTCGGTGGTCACCGAACCGGCGGTCGAGTGGGTCAGGGTGTCTGCTATGATTTTACCAGCCATTATGCGAGGTCTCCCACCAGTTCAAACGATGTGTGTGACCACTCACCAACACCGCCAGAATAAAACGACATAAATTTATAAGCACCTGTTTGCCAAGTATGTCCCCGAAAGTAAGTGGCACTCGTGCTTTTGCTGCCGTTATTGTTGCCTACGGAGCCAGTAACAACATAATCAGTGTTTGCTAAACTGTTTGTCAGATTAAGTTCCATATCACCAGTTGCGTTATCTACGATTGAACTAATTGCAAAACTGTCCAAAACGGTAGGAGCAACCTGCTCAATTGATACCCAGCTTTTCGCCAACCCCTGTTGCATCTGAAAAGTCGCCGCACCACCTTCAGAGGTCACTGTGATGTTGCCAGCGGTGGTCTTGCCTGTGAGGGTATCTACTTTTATCTCACTCATGCTAGGTCTCCGTG